TTACAAAAAAACAGAATTATGTTTATTACGAAAGAACAGATGTAAATTGGAATTATTGGTCAAGCGAAAGAAATTATAATTCAACATTTAATCCGGAGAATGATAGTAAACACAACATTATATTTGAAGTTTCATCAGAATTAAGCGATTTTATTAAATATTTAGGAGAAGAAATAATTCGGAAGATTGAATTGAAACAGCACAATGGAGAAATTGTTGAGATATTAGATATTTGATTGTGTTATGAAGAATAAAGCATTGACTGAAAATATAATATCTACTCAAGCACGTAAAATTCCTAATCTTAGTAATATCAATTAAATAAAAAATAGTATAAAAACAGTAAATCGAAAAAGGTTTACTGTTTTTTCTTTGCTTAAAAATAGAAAGAGAGGAAAAGAAAAAATGAAAAGTCGCTTTTTCAAGCGACAATTTCGAAAAAATTCAGATTTTGGTGCGGATGAAAGGACTTGAACCTTCACGCCGTGAGGCATATGCTCCTAAGGCATACGTGTCTACCAATTCCACCACATCCGCATATTTGATATTGTGAAATATTTCTGTAGATAAGTATATCAGTAGATAAAATAAATTACCACATTTTTAACATTTTTTATTTAACAGGAATTTTCTTTGCTAAATCTAATAACAACTCAATCAACTGCGAACTCATAATAGGAGCTTCCTCTTTGCTTTTAAATAATCCTTTTGATTTTTTAACTTGATTATTTTCTTCATTATTGAATATTCGGTATGCAACTGTTTTGATAATTTCATTTCTTAGTTTTACATCACCTTCAATACTTAGCAGATAAGGCTTTAGTGCTTTAAGTTGATGAGCTGTTCGTTGATTAGCTCGTTGTGCTTTGCGATGTTCGCTTGATTGAGTGGCCGTGTATCCTGCTATACCCCCAGCAAATAGCATAACAAATGCTCGAGCTACTAAGAATTGCCATGAAGTATCCTTAGTATGAATAATTTCATAAACTACCCAACAAGAAAATCCTAATACCGCAAAAAGCAAGAACATCGTTATTTTACGCCATCTATCAGCAGCTTCCATGTCTTCCTTAGCGCTACTAGAATAATCGTGGATTAGTGTTTTGTCTCCAGCTATATTCAATAATTCATCTATTCTAGCAAGACTATCTTCTGCCTTCGCCTCAGTAGCGTTGAGCTTTTTATCTATGTCATCCGTAATGCGATCGGCTTCATCACTCTTTTTGCTAAATGTTTCTTCAATTGTACGTTTCTGATCTTCGATAAATTTATTAACCGCCTCATTACGTACATTTTCAGATTTTGTAAATGATAGTTGCTGCTCGGTAGATATGCTATTTGATGAATCTTTTATGTCTTTTAAATCTTTGTTAAGTTCATCTATTTTTACACCAAGTGCTTCAAACTCGTTTTTAGCTTCAGTAACTTTTTCGTCAATGGTCTTTTCTGCGGTAGTTCCTTTAGCGGATATATTATCAATCTCTTTTGCTGCTGTACGCTTATATTGACCGACCGACCTATTTAATCCCGCAATAGCTTTGCGAGTTTCCTTTATATCCATAGCGGGTGTTAGTGAAGGAATGTATGACAATATACTATCAATGTATCCATTCATGTAAGAAATGCCTAGGTACGTATCATCGCGAGTGTTTTGCCAGTTATCAAAGTACGAACTTACGTTTGAAAGATAACTGCCAATATTATCAATACTTGATACTGATAATAGACGATTATCTGTATTATTAAGTCTATCCACTAAAAGTTCAATGACCAATTTTGCCCGATTGATATCATCGATTGCTTCAAGAGATGCATTACCAAGATCTACTTCATCAAACCTGGTTAATAATTTCTTGGCTGCAGCATACGTGGCACTATTCTGTATACGATCTTCCCATTTGCTCATGAGATATTATCCCTTTTTACTTAATTAATTTGCCACCCCTTATTTGAACTTCAACTATAATTATATCACTTTTGTTCTTGAGAACGGCTGCCCCCTAAGAGTAGAGAATCTTACTTATCCAATTTGATTAATTAGACTCCGCCCTAGACTCCAGGATTGACTCCTTGCGCCCTGTACAATAACAAACAAAAACAGCGAGTTAGAACTCTTATATCATTTTTGCCTTTATTGCCCATTATTTGCCTGTGTGAGCCTTTTGTCGGCGGTGTGCGTATTTCCTCCGCTAAGTGAAAAGAAAGCTTAATTATCTAGCCTTAGGAGCATGTGCTTTCGAGCGTGAAGGTTCAAGTCCTTTCATCCGCACCAAGGAGATTCGATACACACTCTGAGGAAAATACGCATAAAAAATAACCCGTATATCGCGGGCTATTTTAATTACCCAAAAATCACGAATCACACGATTCTCGGCGGAAAGAGGTGAGATAAGCATTTCCATAACTACGATTGTCCACCACAACAATTCCTGCCGAAAAGTAGTTCTTTTGCCCAGCTGCTAACTAGGCAAAATAACTAATTGAAAATCTATCAATGTTCTGTCATTGTTGACTGTCTATATACTAGCAAATAATGACATAAATGTCAATAGCCTTGAGCGTTTTTCATAGCTTTGTAAAACTGACTTTCTGCTAGTTCATCTTTAATTTGTAGGTATATCTGAACTGTTGAGATATCGCTATGTCCTAATAATTTCTGAATAGTTATCAAGTCGCAGCCAGATATAAGCAAGCGAACAGCGAAACTGTGACGTAGCTGATGTGGCGTCATGTGTATATTAGCGTACTCCTTGAATGTGCGCTGCATCCAAACTCTAGCTGTTTTATCGTTCAATCTGAATAACGGACCGTAAAAACGATTATAGTCAGTTACGAACTCCTCTAGCTTGCATTTTAAGCGCTCCGTTAAAAAAACAGTACGCTCCTTCGATCCTTTCCCCTTTACATACAGATTCAATCCGTCAATATCATCGTAGCCAGCTCTGCATAATTCTGATATACGAAGTCCAGTATCGTAAGCAAAATCTATGAGCATATTTACTTGCCTCTCATAGCCGCTCTCAGCTGTTTTCTGTAGTACAGACTGTATAATTTGATGTTGTATGTATCTTGGTCGTGGTTTTGCGTTCTTGCGTGATTTGACGAGGTTTGGGTTAATGCAATCTAAGTTCATGCGTTCTCTACACCACTTGAAAAACGCCTTTAGTACACGTTTAGCTGCATTAGTAGTTGATGCGGCATGATTCTTTCGATATTCGTAGAAATAGAAATCAAGCCATCTAATGGATAACTCGGTTATATTGGTTTTATGGAACCTGTCACAAAATCCTACAAACTGTCTAAGGCGCGTTACTCTTGTTGATATTGTGTCGGGTGACATGTCTTCAATGATGGCTGAGTAATGAATGAATTGAAACGCGAGCTCTTTGATATTCTCTGTATAGCATTCTGTTTTAAACAGATTGCTCATCTGCGACAGTTCATTGATTACCGTAGATTTAGAGGTTGTAATAGTTGATATTGATGCATTCATTGTAGTCTCCTCAGAATGACTTAAAATTTTTACTATTACCTTAAACCCCAGATTATTATTCTACAGATACTTCAGATCGACATAACGTTTTTTATGACATTTAGTACAACCATAAACCACTAAATATGGACCCAGTGGACCGCAGTATGTATCTCCCGTCGGTCGGTTACGATCTATTCCAAGGCGCTGTTTATATAGTCTCCACTCATGGTTACAGTTACCGTCTCTTTTTGAGAATAATCTCTGCTGGTCGCGTTTAGCTCTAACTTCAGTAATTTGCTTAGCAAGCTTACGTCTCGCTTTACTAACATCAAACGTCATACACCTGCTTTCTTACACAGAAATGAGAATAGTCGCGCTGGCTGATGTCCACGTTGAGCTTCCTCGACTAATTGCCAAATTCTGTATTCTGGCAATTTCAATGCTACTTTGCAATAGAACGAAAAGTAGTCGTGATTGTTAAACTTGTCGCAAAGTTGAAATGCTATTGATTCAGCTCGCCGCGTCTTTTGCCACTTGTCCATCGGTTGTTTTTCGTCCGACATAACTAAACAATTGTAATTGGTATTGAGATTGGGGTTTCTTTTAGGAAACCTTTTAAATTGAGATTGAGATTGCAATTGATGCGTCGTCACCTCTGTTAACCCTCCAAAATTAAACCCAAATCTAACTAGCACCATCGCTAGACAAGGGTGTTGTGCGTTATGAGAAAATCCAGCAAGACCTTTAGTGCTTTAGGGCTTGACAAGATTTTCTGTTTGTACGAGGAATTAAAAATCCCTCTCCCGACTTTCGCGCGGGCGAGGGATTTTATAGACCCCTCTTGCGAGGGCGTGTCTAGTGTGTGATTAATTATATTGTTGCAAATACTTAAGCAAATGTCAATAGTTATTCAGGTTTTCTTGTATTATCTCTGCTAAATCCAGCTGTTCGGAAATCCCGAACAGCTCAGATGATAAGTAATCCTTACTATCTCAACTATAAAGTAATTCTTTATAGCTCAACCTTTTGACGCTGGCGGTGTCTTACCGCGCGGCTCTTTGAGTAGTGCGCCAGTTTTCGGGTCGTGCCAGCGGCTCAGTCCTGGCACGCTGTGTGCATCCACTAAGCACTGCAAGCAGTCGTTGTATGTTGAGCCTTGCGGCATTTCAGGAGTGGTCTTGCCGACATGTAGCGTTACGCAGCCGCAAGCCTTGCACTCGCGAAAATACAAGCTTGATTTGGTGATGGTTATTTTCTGTTGATTCATGTTTTACGATTCCGCCCAAGCAGCTAGCTTGTAGTACCATTTTTCTACGACCGACCAAACACCAGATGCAGCAGCTACGAAGCTAGCTATTGCGCCGATCCAGCCGCCAAGCCCTAACATGTCTAGAAATCTTTTAAACTCCGGCGCTAAGACTACTACTGTTAGTAATGCTAGGCCAGCGCCGATAGTTTGCAGGAAACTGCGAACCATACGTCCTTTAGCGGTTTTAGCGCTAAATAGTGCTTTTACTTTTTCCATAATATCCTCCTTATTTTTTATTAAACTTAAACACTGATGTAATAAAATCTACAATAAATCGCAACATCTCTTCGATTTTAGATAGTCGAGTATCTACGCTACTATCCTGCTCCTGTTTTTTCTTCTCCTCAGCTTCACGCAATGCTTTCTCTTCAGCTTCTTTGCGTGCTTGCTCTTCCTGGCGAGCTTTCTCCTCGGCCGCCTTTCTGGCGGTCTCCTCACGCGCTTTGCGCTCAGCTTCGGCCCTAGTCTTGTTAGCCAATAGCGTGCGCCGCTCTGCCGACTCCATCAAATCTTGACGTACCTGTTCGATACCCCAGCCTTTACTCATCTGAGATAGATAATGATTTAATCCGCCCGCATCAGCCTCACGCTCTAGGATTTCTCTGTATGCTTGCTGGATAGCTGGCGCGTTATTTGGCGCTGCTGGCTTTGGCAGGTTTTCGACATAGGTGCGTACTCGATAAAACGTTGGTGCTCCGCGGCGAAAACTCTCGTTAATCTTGCCAAGGCGCGAAGCATAGACTACGTCGCCATCTACTACACGCGTGACGGGACCCGGTATATGTACATTCTCTTCAAAAACATCGCCGCTCGTCACAACACCAATGTGTCCATATCCACCGCCATCTTGTTTCCAGACAACAATATCGCCGCGTTTCGGTGATGATACTACGTAAGCGTGGCCTTCTCGTACTAACTGGTCGCCAAAATCTTTAGCGTGACCGCGTGCTATGAACGGATTAGGTACGCTTGTCATCTCTGCTAGAAACCACTTGACTAGCGACACACATTGACCGGTTAGATTGCCGTCTCGACCAGTATTATCAGTATCGGCTGGAAAGAATATATTTAGACGCTTGAGCGCATACTGATCTACGTTGATATCTATTGCCATTATTTATTCTCCTTGACATTAATTACCTCTTTAATCACGTTTGGTTGCCGCAAAAATTGCTGTGCCATCTGCATCGCACTCAATCCTGTGGCTACGATAAACAGAGTAAAAATAGTGCCGGCGAAAAAGTTTAATACCTTATTTTCAGACAGTACTATTACCTTGATTAGAAAATTACTATTCAGTTTGTCGTTTAACTCCGTTAGTTTCTTTAGTGAGTCGTCAGTCGATTTTTTATACTCTTCAAATTCGCGTTTTAACACCAGGCCGTCTAACTTTTCTAAGATTTGCGTAAGAGACGGTTCTACTACCTTCTCATTAAATACCTCTAGTCTTGCTAGGCGCTCGTTTTGCTCTGTATCTGATTTTGGCATATAAAAAACGGAAGCCTTTCATGATTACGCGTGCTTCCGTTTTTTGAGATCACACTTTGTTTAACTTATGGTTATATTTTACCACTTATACGATAGACAGACAAGGTTTGTCGCAGACATCTAGTCCTCTTTAGATTTCTTCGTATACAAAATAGTCATCGCTACAACGCCAACAGTTCTTGTTTGGTAACGTATTTTTGGGGCACCTTCCCAGTTAGCGAATTTAAGCTGAAAATACTGTAAAGATGGCGCGCCTGGATTTGTGTAGCCGTTTGGATATCTCTCGCCGTTCGACATATTCAGAACAGCATCCAGAGAAATTAGCTTATCTATGTAGTCGAACGTTTCATTGTTTGCTCCAGTTTCTTCTGTGCCAGAACCCTTCGTAGTAAAAGTTATAGATTTCTGATAGATTGACTTTCTGTCAATCCATTTCCTGCCTGTATCAACCTCCTCAGAGCTGTAGTCGTATGCTGGTAGCGACGCAAAATCAACCTTTTCTGGAGTGATAGCTTTATCCTTTATGTTTTTAGTCTCAACTATACCCTCTTTTAATTTTCCGTCTGTATCAAGGGATTCTAGTAAAGCTTGCGCCAGACGATCAGCCCATGAAGCAGAGGCGCATGGTTGAACGATGTCACCGACATTGCTACCGTCATCTTCAGGACCTGCTAATAGCTTCAGGTTTATGATACTGCTGTTTGCTTTGTTGGCCACTCCTGTCCAATCGCGAACAGTCCCCTCAATTACGTTGCCAGCAGAGTCGGCTCTATAGGTTATGAAATTCATTGCCGTTTCTGTACTCCAGCCGCTTAAGCCGTCAGTCATCAATGTGTCGGATCCTGCCGCGCGCGGGCTTATCACGTGCGCTACATTTGGATAAGAGCCGTCCATTACTCGTGTAATTTTATCTTCTATACTTGCCATAGTTTCCTCCTTTAGCTTAGATCTTTCGTACCAATATTGACGTACTCAAATACCACCCTTGACATCGCGTAGCTTACTCCAGATTCGGATGATGACCAGCCATATTGCACCCACTGAGCATCCTCATCAATTTCCAACTCTATATCTTCGCTTGCTGAATTAAACACATTTGGAACATTCTTTATTCCGCTCCACTGCACGCCCGGTGTACTCCAGTACACTCCCGGCTCGCTCCAACCAGTGCGGCTTGATGTTGCGCCAAAATATCGTGTTTCAGAAAAGTTCTGAAGTCCATCTTCAGTTTTTACGGTAGCATTTAACGTTATTCTTCCTTGTGGGCGCAGCAGGGTAAATACAGCTCTTAATACTCGTGCCCAATCGCGACCGGTTTCCTCGAATCGGAGTTGTCCGCTTTGCGCGCTCGTGTTGAATAATCTTCCGTCATCTGCCGTTTTGACACTCTTTGATAGTTCAACAATCTTATCTTCTTGGGTAATTAGAAAATGTGTTACGCCAGAGTTATCGTTGTACAGAGTCATCCAATCGGCTCGAATATTCCACGGCTTCATCCATGCGCCCTTGCGCTCAGCATCATAAACCCAAATTTGATTATTATAGTTAGCTGCTACTGGTAATGCCCAGTACACACGCCCTTCAAATGCTAATCCAACAGCTTTCTTAATAGCTTTAGTATTCAGAGTACTAATCGCATCTTGAATAGTGTTAGTTATTCTTTTGGTGGATAATACGTTTTGTAATTGCGGCAGCGTACCCGTAGTTTTGAATCCATCGCGACTTGGATAAAGCAAATCGTTGTTGTAAATTACTGCAGCATCGGGGCTATCTGTACCATCGGCTCCTGTGTCCTCCTGTACTTGCCATACGGTGATACTTTCATCACCATATGATATGTTCGTTGGTGCGACATAGAATCGCTTACCAGCACCGTTCGTACCACTAGACAGAACGGTAACTTTTGGATCGCCCTTGCCATCGCGATACGGTCTTACTGCAATTGGCACTTCCTTTGTGCCGCTACCAACAGGCGTATAGCCACCTCCGTACCCTGGTGAGAAGTCTAGCTCGTGTCCATAATCACCGCCGCGCCAAACGTAGAATGGATTTTCTCTATCTCCAGTCAACCAAATGCGCCCGTTAATTACATCGCCGCGCGTGGCTTTTGGGCCAGCAGTATTGTTGTCTTTAGGCAAAGGTATAGACATATCCAGACTACGTGACCCATTATCAATAAACGTTACCTGATCCATCGGTAGTGCTGTTGATAGTCGATATAACGTTGGATCACCGCCACCGTCTACGCCAACACCACAATAGATGTTCCACGATTTGGCCTCTGTGCTGTCTGGACGTTTGATAGACAAGCTCTGCTTTTCACTATTCCACATATCTCGGTCGGTAGATATTGTTGTAGAGAGTAATGGTGAGCCTGCTGTCTCACCCACTGTAGAATTGAAAGTAACTGCATAAAATACCTTGAACCCAGTACCGGTTAACCCTGTATTCTTATCCAGTATTGGCACTGTTGGGTCGGCTATTTTCTGGAATGCTACAATTTTCATAGTAGAAATATCCAAATAACTCAGCGTATCCTCACCATTCATAATCAGTAGTTTGTTACTTATCTGCCTGAAGTGTCCGCGGGATGACTCGTGGTATTCTTTACCATCAATTACTTGCCAGGTAGCATCTTCACCTTTAGCAACACATAATTTTGTCTTATCGTTAATTCGCTGCAAGCAGGCTAGCCAATTTATCGAGCCTTTATTAGTCGTACTACGAAACTCTGCTAACTCGCCCAATACTTTTCCCAGTGGCTGCGGACCATATTTTGCCGTGCCGCACCTAGACGTGATGACTGAGTCCTGATCTAGAACCATGTTTTCGCATGACCGTAAACCTCTTAATGGTGAACGCCCGTCATCAAAGGCTGTTACTACGCCGTTCTGCCAGTCCTGCACCGCCAAGCGCTGTATCTTTGGCGACTTCATATTTTTGGCAGGCTTTAGCATATATCAGACACTCCTGGGACCATGTGTAGTGGTCGATAGCTAGCCTGAGCGGCATTATTTTCAATCATCTTTTGCATCAGCTGATTTGCCTCTTCAATGAGGTTACCGTATTGATTTTGCAGAAGAATATCGTTACGCGCGTATTCTGCAGCGCACATAACAACTAGCCACATCGGATTATCTACGGGAACTGTACTGCTTTGGCTGGTGAGTAAAGGTGCATGAAGATAAACAGGTATTGTTATCTGACCGCCTATCATATGGTCATCACTCCTAATAGGATCAATGAATACTAGCTTGTTGCCAGCAATGGTGCAGCAGTTTTGTCCCTTGTATGTCCCTGCTTGTTCCGGTGGGACCGTAGTATACTCGCGCTCCTGCCCATCTTTTTTGACTTTGATAGTATCACCTAGTACGTCGCTTACTTTTGCCACCTTGGTCATATCAATGGCGTATGCTTGATCTGTCGATAAAGTGTCGATCGTGTATGCTGGATCGTATAAGGATTGCCAATCAACATTTGGTTCACTCTCCCATTGCTGTATGTATAAATTAGCAATACCCAATATCTTCTGATATTTCTTGTCGGTCTCTGGCAGGTTTCGTACTTTGCCAGTGGCTTTTAACATAACGGCTGATATAAGCTGTGTAGTGTTCATGGCGTTTCCCTAAATTAAAAACACGGAGCCGGCTTATTATTGCCAGACGCTCCGTGTTTTTTTAGGTCACGCTGTTTTCTTACTCTTAATTATAGCATAAATTGAGTAATTACGCTCGCGCTTTCTTGATGTGTATTTTTGGATTCTTCTTACTAGTGCTGTTCCATTGTTTCAAAGTAGCGTTTACTTGCCTCTGAGTAGCCGATCTATTAATAAGGTTTTGTCCTATCTGGTTAATATTTATGCCCTTTACTGAGGTCTGGTTCGCTTTTGGTGCGGCTGAGGTTAGGCTGTTGATGTTTTTGACAGCAGCCGATATCAATGGCGATGTTGATGAAGCTCTGCCACCCCTGTTGCGTCCAGAACCGCTCCGACCATTACCTCCACCAGACGTCTCTTTAGCAATCCTATTGCCATCTACGTCAAATTGAGCGGCATTGAGGGCTTTTGCTTCCCACTTAGTTATGTAGCCCTCGGCCCGTAACTTATTGATGACGCCATTCTTGGCAAACATCTGCCCGGTGATACTCTTACGGCGCCCGTTAGTTAGTGCTTGCATCAGCTCCTCGTGGGATGATTCTTGTGCCTTCTGACGCCAATAATTGTCCATCAGGCTCACTTCCTTATGAGCAGTCATTGCTCCGTACTCGATTTGCTCCTTGGTATAACCAGACTCCCGATAGTAGCGTTCCCGTACCCAATCTGGCAAGTCCTTATGTTTGCCCATGAGGATGTCTACGGCGCTCTTGGCCTTATTAACCTTCTTCTCACCGTTTTCCAGCTTATTAAGGATATCATTAGATGAACTGAATTCTTTCTTTATGGTCGATGCGCCATCGATGTTGTAGGCTTTCATCCAGTTACTGTAGGCTTCGTCGCTTTCTCCCTGGGCGGTAGCGAGGTTTTTATAGTATTCCCGCTGAACATCACCTTTTTTATTTACCAGCAGACCATCTTGGATTTTGTATTCTCCCTTTTTCAGTCCGCGTTCAAAGTTTCTAGCTGCCTTGCCGGCTTCACCGCCGCCAGTAGATAGAGTACCGCCATTTGCTTTCTCGTCGGGGCGTACGGCATTTTTGCCAAACAGCAAAGCTTTTGCCTGCGTCCAAGGGTCGTTATTGTCTACTTCAAAGTTAGTACGCGTTTTACCATACTTGTCAGTATAGGTATCAGCGCCTTCGCGCAACAATTGCGCACCCTCGGTAGTTTTCTTTATCTGGTTGCCAGCTGGTATCAATCCTCGCAAGTTCTTCTCGGTATTCTCCTTATCGCCCTGAGTCGCATAAAATCCAGCGCCTAGTAAATTACTAGCCGTTTGTGCGACGCCAGTAGCACCATCAAAGCGGCCGAAGTCGCTTGACTTGCCAAATATCTTTTCTCGCTCTGATTTAGGTATCATATTGACCGCTGCCTGTGAAAATGGATTTGCCTTTGCCGCTTCACCGGTGACTCGGGCTATTTTTTGCCCCAGCTTGTCATCCTCACCATCGCCATCGGCGTCATTGCTTAGTGCGTCTTTGATTGCATCAGCCATATTAGTTAGTGGCTCATTGCCCGTGATTTGTTTCATCAGCATATTTAACCCATAGGCTACCACAAATGCCTCAGCGGCTCGTACCGCACCGCTGGCTCCATCTTTGAATTGTAATCTCTTTATGTCTGAACCGATTTTTTTAGCATGGGCAATGTTGTTTTTCCAGCTCTCGTTTGTTTCGTAGCTGAATTGCAAGAACATCTTACCTAGCGTCGATTTATACACCTGCGGCATAGCACCGATACCGCGTCCACCAACAGCTCGCTCCGTTGCTTGGTCGGCTGCTTTTATCAGCTGATATCCTGTCAAGCCCTGCTTCTTAAATCTGTTGTAGTTAGCTGCCCAGTTGAGTTGTATAAACTTCTTTTCTACCAGATTCATGCCTGACACTACGCTAATTGCATTGGTAGCTTTCTGGTAGTTTGACTTAATAAACTTACCTTCAGTATCTGTATAGCGCTCGCGTAGGAATGCCGATTTGTGCATTGCCTCTTTAGTGTCTTTCTGGAATGCTGTTAAGAACGCACGACCAGTGTTGCGCAGTCCATTATCTCGGACCGTTTCTGGCAGGTTTAATGTCTGCGCTAAGGTTGATGATAGGTTACCTAAAATCTTATTAGCACCATTCACACTTTCTAGACGGCGGATAACTTGAACTCCTGCGTTAGTTCTGTCTATGAATGGACGGTCTAACGAACTACTCTTGCCAGCCATCTCATTTACAAAGTCTTGTACGGCAATAGTAGCCTTATTCGATATTTTTTCGCCCTGCGCGAGATTGCTATCTGGGTCAATGTGTGTACCATCTTTTCTCGCCATATCCATAACCCTCATTGATGACTCTATTTGCCGACCACGGGCAATCACTGGCTCCATATGGGTATTGTAGAGCATCACATCGGTATAGTATTCAAAAGCCTTGCGCGGGTCTTTTTCGTAATCCATCATACCGCCGCGCCGCTGCTTCTCGTTAGCATTGAACTTATGAGTTGGTTTGAAATCAGCTGATAGTCCTGCTAATGAGGCCGGTATCTCGCCTCGGGCTTGGCTTTCTATATCTCCCTTAATACCTACTGGTGAAGCGGCTAGCAGCTTATCTACGGCGCGGCCTAGCATGCCGCTACGTTTCTCGATATGAGGCATGTAGTTTTTGAGGTATGGGACTTCATCTTTACCATACATTCGCCTAATCTCATTCAGGTTCTCAATCATTGAATCATAGTTTTCTCGCATAAACTGATCGTATTCTTTGACGCGGGCAGCCGCCTGTTCGCCATATTTTTTCGCGAATGCCGTTTGCATACTTTCATCAGCAGCACCTACTGGGAATTTACCTTCGGTGTACATTCCCACATCTTCCCAGAACTTCTTTTCATTCTTAAATCGCGGTCGAGCTTTATCTACATACCTAGCTATTTCCTTGTGTTTACCTATGATATTTTCAACTGCATCAGCATAGTTAGCGTATGCCTCGGTCTTTTGGTAGTACAAGTCCTTGAGCAGCTTCTGTCCAAGTTCGTCTTTAACGTTTTTCTCAACTAAGCGATTAAAGTTATCTGTTATGCCGCCCTTGCTTCTATCTAGGGAGCTTGTCAGGTGGTCAACCTCTAACACGTCAAACTTACCGTTCGTTTGGTGTACTACGCCAAACGGCGTTACTTGAATATAGTTACCTTCAATTTCTCCCGTCTTTGGATTACGGACGAAGCCACCATCAATTGAGTGCTCGCCCACTAGCGGCACAACTGCAATACCACCCTCACGACCAGGATTCTCATACGCCATAAACTCTTGGACCTCACCGTCTTGCTTAGCGGCATTTAAGGCTTCCTGGATTGCTTGATCTCTATTAACCTTATCTATCTTTTTGGACTGACTTTTCCATATGTAAGCAGCTCGCGAGGTTGGCATCCAATCGCCATATTCGCCGTCATCACCAACATAGCGACGTTCGAAGCTATTAAAGCTTTTCTTACCATCGCGGCTGCGTTTGGTGTGTAAGTGATACTCGTAGTCTCCGTCTTGGAATGGTCTCGTCCAATCGTCTCGTATACCAGGCTTTGTTTGTTCGTATAGATTGCCTTTGGTTAGTAAGTGATTGTCTTCTAGTGGTATGTTTTTAAAGCCCTGTTGTTCGAGCGGCTGGTTTTGAACAGTCTCTTTTAGCTGTTCGTCGGGTGATTGTTGGGGTTGAGTAGGCTGAGTATGACTGCTATTTTTAGCTGCAAGCGCTTGTTGCGCATCGGCAATAATATCTGGGTCTCGACGCAGCTCTGCTAGTCGTTGTTTACCAGCACGTACATTACGGCGAGCCTCTAGCACTCGATGTATCTCATTGATGAAGCTGTCGATATCGTCATAGCCCATCTCTTGAGCTACGGTATCGATATCTCTCTTGCCGTCTCGTCTCTTATATCTTGATGGTATATCGTTGGCTAATTCTCCTAAATAGTGCTTTAAGTCATCTACATGCAGACGAGGTATATTCCAATCGCCGTTGGTACTTTGGAGGTCGGCGGCTTCATTCGCGAATAATTCTGGGTAGTAGTTGTATATTTCCTCGTCTATAGCTTGACGTAGCTCTTTGGTCATTCTTGGTTTAGGATTATCTTGGATATTGTTGATGGTCTCTTGAAGAGACTGATTCTGTGGTTGGTTTAGTCGGTAACGGGGGTCGGTGTTGACATTTTGGGTAAGATTTGCTACAATGTTGTCATTAGCCTCTCCGGGCCGTTTCGGACGTGAACTGGTCGGGACTTCGCTGAAGTCTGCATCCAGCCCCTGAGAGCCAGAAGCCTGCGCTTGCCGTGGGCTTCTGCTTTTGTTGTAGTACGATACTATATAAAAGTCTCCGTTGGGCTTTTGCTCTAGCTCTACTGCCAAGATGTGCATATTATCCAGCTGCTTAGATAACTCTATCTTTTCACCTCTGTACCCTTTTTGTCCTTTTACCTTGATGTTGTCTGGTTCTGCAAACACTAAAGGAATATCTGCAATGTCGGCGTCTGTTATTGGGTTGGTATCTTCTATGCCATAGCGCCCTTTACCGTCTAAATGTCCGCTATTTTTCATGTGTCTGACCGCATTATCAGTAAGGACCAATTTAGCGTTACTACTGACTCTGAAACCAGTTGCCTCAGAATACATCTGCGCCAACTCTGGTGTTATACGAGACATAATAGTCTTGCGCCGCCAGCCGTTCTTTACCGAGTTGAAACGAGCAATTGCGTCTTTAGCGCTTTCTGGGTCAATTTTATATGCAAGACTGCCCTCAACACCACCTCTAGTTTGTGGCGCTATACCCCTAAATTTCCCTGTTTCCATTTGGGCGTATAGTTGTTTAGCTAGATCAGCTTTGCCGGCAAATGAACGAACGGATTGCCAAATACGCTCAAAGTAAGCAACTATTTCGCCTGGAATGTGTAGTCTTTTGCCGAGTATGTCTATATCCGTGCCTTTCGCACGTGCCTTAGCATACTCCATAAAGTCATCGGCTAGCTTTTCTTCCGCAGCTACCTTAACACCTTGCTCATCTAGTTTTATATCATATCCCTTACGCTGGTATTCGGTTACTAGGCTTTCTGCACCATTAGTCTTGACAATATAGTCTATGGCGTTATTTCTGGCTCTATCGTCTACGCTAGCCATCACACGGTGTACTAATTCGTGGTTGAGCGTATTGAGGCTTGGTTTGCCCTCTGCTATATAGACTACCCCTTCGACATCACGATAGAATCCATCAATATCTCTACCATTAAACGTGCCTAGGTCGGCAAACAACACTGCACTATCGCCCATAACCTCACGTGAGCGGTTGATTAGGTCTTGCTTAGTATCGCTAGTCTTTTGCGCTTCAGTGTCTATCCTATACCTCATATCTGGACTATCTGTTGGATTGAGGTTATCGATATATTTAATCTGTTCTGGATCTAGAGCTACTATCTCATTACCACGTGCACCTTTGGTTGTGCGTGGAATGATAACACCATCATATCCTGCATACCTTAAGGCAGATGAGAAGCTGCTTGTGTGAGAGGTTGTTGGATGTATAAAGCCACCAGAATCAGATAAAATATCTGGCGATATTCTTAAATGCTCAGCCAGAGATTCTTTACTGTTAAAATCGCCGAGATTCAGTGGATTTTTAATGTTAAGATGAGCTTTTATTACCCGATCCCCATAGTTTCTGGAGGTTCCTTCGTGATCTGAAAAATAAAAACCAGTTCCATACAGACCAGGATCAGTAGCACTGCCAATCTTCCGACGACTAAACTCATCAAAGTCAGATTTTGTGCCATGATAAACAGTCTTAAGGTTGCCGTTTTCGTCTCGGATTTTAGAGTCCTTAAAGAATTCTTCTTGGGCAGGGCTTAACTTATAACGTACTCCGTCATCACTCATCTCGCCTACGTGATTTCGTGCATAGATAGCCTCAGCTTGTGCTTTGCGGTTATTGATGACTGGTGCAGAGTTCTCGCTTAGTCCTTGTGCTAATAGGTTGCTTTCCTGTTGACGAAGCCGCCCCAGATGATCGTTATAAGCTTGGATTTCTGCTGTGTGGTCGATGCTAGGTTGATCATCTAGCTTATATCTCACGTCTGCCGCTACCATATTCTGTACACTCTGAGTAGCTTGTTCGACGAGATAATTTTCCAGCTTGCCAGCAGTTTGCTGGCGGGTAGCAATAGCGCTTGTGTCGCCGCGTTGGATGTCGGATATATTTTGGCTGACAGCTTGCTTGAGGGCAGGGCTGGCGTTTGGCATAGTAGTCTCTACTGTCTGGCTAGCACTGACCTGCTGGATTGGGTGTGCTTGGTTGGTTCGTGTATTGACCGCGTTAACTTCTGCCGCTTGACGGATTGAGTTGTTTTCTGCTGGGCGTCTAAAGAATGATGAGTATCCCGTTTGCTGGTTATTTACAGGGTTTATCGCTGTGTTTACTGCAGTTTGAGCTTGCGTCTGTGGTTGTTGCTGTGGCTGGATTGGCTGCTGGGTCTCTCTTTGCGCTAAGACTTCTTGCTCTAGTCGTCCTGCATTGTTTTGGCGGGCGGCTATGGCGTTTGTGTCGCTTTTCGCTGCCGCATTAGGGATATCCGCGCTAGTCTGTACGCTATTAATATTTTGAACAGCTCTATTTATCGCACTGTTCAAAGTACTTTTACCCGCCTGAACACCCTTGCCGGCGCCGGCCATTACGCCGCCGCCAAAGGCTCCCAGTCCGAATGCTTGCCCATAGTCTTTTATTCCGGCGTCTAATCTGCCGTTATCGGCTACATCGCCCAAAAACGTCTGAGTAGATTCCTCAAGTCCTTCTTTAGCACCATCTTTAGCAATTTCTTTAACTGTATTCAATATTGCCTGTTTTGCAGTTCGATCGGCCGCCTGTTTTGCGGACTGCTTGCCAAGTGATTTCAATAGAGTGCCGCTACCACCAAACGCTAGCCCACCAACATCAACAGATCCGTCCAGTAACGTTGCCGTTCTTTGTTTGTCGTTTAGTTGTTCAACATTCCCGTCGTCTTTTACACGGTGTCCGCTCATTGCTGCACCAATCTTTGACGGTGCGTTTATTAATCCGCTAGCCATACCAGACGGTAGCTTGGCAACAAAGCGAGCGTAGTCCATGGGGTCGTTCCACTGGAAGCCCTCCTTATTATCGCTAGAATCTACCCACTTCTCATAACCGCTGAGTACGTCATTAACAGGCTTTACCGCTCTTTGAAAATCTTGTTGATTTTTTGGACCGAATAGTCCATGCCGCCCGAATGGGTTTAGATAATCAAAAAAGTTTGCCTTTTCATTCTCTTTCAGGCTTATCGGTGCATTAATTCTCTCCACTTTCTGCTGAAGCAGCGGTGTTGTCCTTTGTACTTGTTGAGCTAGGGTTGGTACCTTATTTTGGTTGGTTATATCATTCAGTGTTTGGTTTCTATTTTGATTCTGATAGACAAAATATGGCTGAGGTTTCTGCGCCTGTTGAGGCTGCTGTGCTGGTTGCTGGACTGGCTGCGGCTTCGGCGGCTGTACGGCCATGTTATGTGCTTGTATCTGCTTATTCTGCTGGTTAGCCCAATCTTGCTGTCCTTGCGGAGTAAGCACTTTTGGTGCATCATTTGCTGTCACCTGTG